AAAAGAAGCTTTATCAACCTTTAAGCCTGTCTTTTCTTGGTAGTACTCTATTGCTACCGGTTCTAAATCCGTACCCCAATTTAATGCAGCACCTACTGCTGGCTCTGTAACACCTCCATACAGTTCACAAACCTTTTCAAGTAAGTAAGTCTTAGCAGTTTCGCTAAAATCTCCTCTACCCATTATTTTATGAATTTCTGAGCTTGTTATTTTAGCTTTTCTAATTTCAAACCAAGCTTCCGAACGTTGTTCTATAATCATAATTGCATTTTCTTTAAAAGTAACTCACCAAATGTAAGTTGCTTTGCATGATGTAAATATTTTGTCATTTCTTCAAACCCTATATCAGATGGATCTTTACCGTTTAGTTCGATTAAGTAAACATCCTTACCGAGATTAATTAGTTGTTGTGCATATTTGAGCGCTTCCTTCAAAGCATCTTTATCTAAGGCTAGGTATACAGTCTTAACATCACTCTGTACAAGTTTCATCATTAAGGCCTTAGGTATACTTTTACCAAATAGAGGTATTGCATTACGTTTTAAAGCAATTGCATCAAAAATACCTTCACACAATACAACAGGTACCTTCCAGTTAATAAAATACTCTAAACCTACTAGTTCATTTTTATTACAACTAGGTGCATTATACTTTCTTCCTGGATCTTTTTCAAAAGAGCGTGATATAAAGTAGTTTAACCTCCCTCTTGAGTCGTAAGAAGGAACTATTATAGAGTTTCTATACTTTCCTGCTTCGCAGTACCCAATATTATACTTTATAATGTCTGTATCTGTTATACCTCTACCTGTAGTATAAGACTTAGCTTGTCTGTAGGCTAGTTTTGTACTAGGTTTTACAAGAGAGACGAACTCCTTTGGTAATTCTACTACTTCATACTGCTTATCATCTATCTCCCCCTTACCTCCTGGGAAATAACTTCTCATTTCAGCAATTTGAGTAGATGTAGCTTGTACTTTCTTGAGTAAAGACACTAAATTTCTACCTTTTGTAGCAGGTTCACAAGTCCAACAGTGATAAAACCCAGTCTTCGGGTCTATCTCAAGCTTTGGCTTATGATGCTTACAGAAAGGACAGTGAAATGCGTGATTTCCTTTAGTAGAAGGCTTAGATTTACCTAAGACATTATGTAAAAGCCCTAAAACTAGGCGTGAATTCTCCATTAATGTACAGTCTTTAACGAATAATATAAGAAATTATTCTGATTCTACCAAATCTTTTCTAAAGAACTTAGCAAGTACGTTGTCGTTGTAAGACTTATCTGTTAAAAGTACCTCGTTTATGCATTGGTAATGTACTTCCCAATAGGTTAATTGCTTCTTATTAAAGCAGAATTTGAGTATTTCTTTACGAAAGCTATCTGTACCTGAGTCTTTAATTTCCTGTAAGATTCCCTTGTTAGAACCCCAGTAATCCATCCAATTTGACTCAGATGTAACTAGTTTTTTAGTAGGCTTTCTACCTGGTCCGCTATATTCTGCTAGTTCCTTCTTAGTTAATTTTTTTCTAATGTTAGAATAGAGAGATTTTTTACCGATATAAAACTTTCCAGTCTGTATATTTGTAATTTTATACACAAATCCAACGCAGTTTTCAGGGAATTTATCAACGGAACCGTATTCTTTTACTGTTCCGTTTTCGTATGTAAACCATTTTTTTGACATAAACTTAGGGTTTTAACTATCCCATCTTACTATAAATGTGATATCTGTATTTTCTGGAATTGGATAAGGAGTTGCAAGCTTTCCGACTACTAATAATTCGTTAGATTCATTAAAGAGTCCGACTGTAGTTACATAAGGATTAAAAGAAGATCCTGTAACGCTATCAATAAGGGTACCGTCTGTAATAATAGCTGTAGAACTACTATAAAAAGGGAGAGCTGGTGATCCTGTAATTACCGTTCTATACTTAAATACACTCGGATTTTGAGAGTAATTAAAGTCATTCTCAAGTACTCTACACTTAACTTCGTTAACGTAAATTGTAGTTTCTGCTGTTAAGCCTAAGTTATATGGTACTGATGCAGTTGTTGGTAATGCCATGTTAATAAATATTTGCTTTTAGACTTTATTTTAGGAAGTAGTACCCGTCTAAATACAGCCTATCTAATTGAGTTTCATCAAATACCTTAAAAGCATCTTTATAAGTGGAGAGAATAGGTTTTCCGTCTACATTAAAAGAAGTATTAACAAGTACGCCTATTCCTGTTTTTTCTTTAAATTCCGTAAGAAGATCGTATATAAACGGGTTCTGCTCACGTGTTACAGTTTGAACTCTTGCAGTTCCATCTACGTGTACTACTGCAGGAATCTTATCAAGATATTCTGACTTTACTTTAGGACAAAAATTCATCCATCTTGATTCACCTTCCCATTCAAAATATTCAGAAACGTCTTCAAGTCTAACAATAGGTGCAAAGGGTCTAAACCATTCTCTATGCTTTACTTTTAAATTTAAAACATCTTTCATGTCCGGAGATAAAGGAGAACAAATAATACTTCTATTACCTAAAGCTCTCGGTCCGTGTTCTGCATTACCTTGTACTACTCCTAAAATTCTATTATTAATTAAATCATTAACAATGTAATCTAAGTCTACTACTTCAGCTCCTCTTTGTTCTACATATTCCATTAAAGAATACTTATCTAAAGGACAAACTCCTTTGTAAGTTACGTCTATAATATTAGTAGGTTTAAAATATTTACATAATAGTCCGGTAGCAATTCCGCAGTCTGAAGAGTTTGGAGCTACGAAGACTTCCCTATTATACCTTTCTTTTACTCTTGTATTTAAAACAATATTTAAAGCACAACCTCCTGCTATAATAATTGGAAGGTCGTAGTTTTTAATATGACTATCTACACATTCAAAAAAGATTTCTTCAAAAACTTCTTGTGCTGTTCTAGTTAAATCGTAAGAATCTTTTCCTGAGAGTTTATTTGTTGTAGAAAAACGAAGGTTGAGATCATTGCTTAAATTTTCTATACGTTGATCTAATAGGTGATAATAAGGAGGCGAGGCTTTAAAGAAAGCTCGTAAAGGTTCTTTCCATTCCTCTCTCACTTCACCATAAGACTGTAAACCTAGTACTTTACCTGCAGCTGTTAATGTATCGTAGTTTTTAATTTCACTACATACACTTCCTATAACATGATAATTACTTCCTAAATCATAAGGAAAAGAATCTAGCATCTGTAACTCTTCTCCTTTTTTACCTGAGAAGATTACAAAGTATCCTTCATTTGATCCTCCATCAAAAGATACAACTATTGCTTCGTCGTGAGGAGATTGATAAAAAGCATTACTTCCGTGAGCTGTATGGTGAGCGGTATCGTAGATGTACTCGTTAGCGGGAACTAGATCGTAATATTTTTGAGGTATTTCAGGTACACTGTAACCTATAATAAACTTATCAAATTTATCAAAGCCGTATTCAAATTTTACATACTTTAAAATCTCTTTTAGTATAGTTTCTCTACTGCGAATTGGAGCAAAAAAATCAAAGCTTGCATTCTTCTTATTAATAATTCTTTCAAATTCAATAACGCTAATAATCTCACCTTCATGGTAGATAGCAATACTAGCATTATGCCAAGAAAAAATAGCTATACTTGGTAAACTCATAATTTTTTATAGCTTGCTTTTTGACTTGTTTTTTCAAGAAGTTCCCATCCGTTTGCAAACAACCACTGCTCCGTTACTTCGTCATGTGGATAGTAGCCAGTAACATCGTCAAAAACCCAAACTGATCCTCTTGGAGATCTTGGTTGAAAGAAGAGCATTTCTTTTAGTACAAGATCTGTGCTATGAGGTCCGTCAAAATAAACAAACGCATACTCGTTTAGTATTTGCTTTTCTTGATTATAAAAAGGAACTCCGTCTGCAAATCTATCAAAGAATTCAGCATCTTCTAAATGAAACATAACTAAGTTTATAGGTTTGTAACAGATAAAGTTATAAAGAGCGCACATTGCTTCGTTCCTCATTGTATTTGTATAATCTAATTTACTATACACGTCCTCTTTTGATTGGTAGTTAATATTGCCGTAAGGATCTACTCCTATAACGTTACGATTTATATCTTCGTTTTCTAAAAGGCCTTCTACAATAGTCTTAAGACTTCCGCCTCTCCTTGTACCTAATTCACATATAATACCTGGAATATCTTTTACAAGTTTTACTGCATTAGTAAGTACAAAGTGATCACCACTATCGGTTTCTAATTGATAATTCATTTAGTTTATATTTTTTCTGTTTTACCTACGACATTATAAAATTCAAACCAACCACAGATTTTTAATTGATATAAATCTTTATTAGTTTGATATAGAAAATCGTAAACTTTTTCATCACTACCTACAATTCTACTTTTAATAATAGAGTCTACTTCTCTATCAATCATATTATAAAAAATATCTACTTTATCTTTAGGTACTATCCATGCTGTACCTTGAATATTTCTATTCTGGGATCTAAAGTAATCGGACTTATCAGGAGCAATATTAAAGTCTTGTCTGTGACTAAAGTGAGTAATTTTATCTGTATTAAAGCAATCACTATCTAAATTTAACCACGTTCTATTATCTTCATCTACTTCGTGTCTCAATCCTCCAGCATCTACCCAAAAAAAGTAATCACTTTGAAATTTATTTTCCTCAAAAGATTTTTTTACTAACTCTATCTTACCAAAATTAACAATATGATATAAAGGATAATTCATATCAGCAGAACCTTCGTGAAAAATAGTTTTTCTAAAGTCTGGAGAGTTCATTAAACAGGCTTCTTTATTATAATATTGCTTATGAAAGTATAAATCATCTAAAGATGTTTTAATAATTACAGTCTTTTCGAAATCTGGATCGTACTTCTTTCTATTCTCTACTATAAAATCATAGTAATAATCGTCGGCATAAAAATACAAGTTGATATCTTGTCTAAGTAAATTTGTTACCCAGCTTTTATACCTATCTGTTCCTGGAGGAAATCCAGAATACTTCCATCTATCTCTGCCAATATAAAATAATGCAGACACTACTGTTACTTTATTTATAGATTCTCCCATGTCATTTGATGATATCTTCTGTGATGTAAAATAAGATCTTTATTAACTTTTATTTCACTTTCTTTATTATAAATTGAATATAAAGATAGGCCTCGGTGATTTAAAATAGTTGGAAGATACCCTTCACTGTACCCGTAATGACCTTTTTGATGCTCTTCCCATAAAACACTTAATGCTTTATTTGAAAGTCTAACTACTGGAAAGTATGATCCATAGACTTCTTTAATATCTGAAGGTTGAATATCTCCATCTCCTGGATAATGAGTTAACCAATTATGGTCTGTGCTATGATATGCGACCATTCTTTCATCCATATCCCAAGTATCTGGTTGATTAGTTTGATTTAAACCGCCAAAAATATAAGCAACCATACAATCATGTTCTAAATGTTTATGTTCGTTTACAAAATCATATAATTGATTATTTGGGAAAGTAACATCGTCATCGAAAAACCAATAATGATCATAGTTAGGATTAGTTTTATAAAAATACATCATCCTAAAGTGGGGATAAAACCATATAATATTTCTACCGCCGCCATTATTCCACCAGTGACGGCTGCTTGGATCAACATAGAAATTTAAATTGCGACGTAAATCTTCTTCACTATATGCTACAACATTATCTTGTACATAATCAAGTAGTATATTTGAATCAGGTGTAATATTTGAACCTAAATCACATAAGATATAA